AGCCACCTCCTTTAGGTTGTATTGGTCCAGTTTTTGCACGTTTGTCTCCGCCAATCCCTGCTTTACCTGCTAAATAACCTGCAGCACCAGCAATAGCGCCTTTTATAGCAGCTTCACCACTAAGAGCAGCAAGTTTAGCTTGTCTTGCTATTTGTTGTGGTTTTACTCTTTTAGCTATTTTAGCAACTTTTTCAGCTTTTCCTACTATGCCTTTTAAATTAGCTGGAGATTCCTTAATTTTTTTACCTTTTTTTATATTTCTGCCAGAAACCATACCAGTTTCTTTCATTTCTTTTTTACCTTTTCTAGTTAATTTAGAAAAACGTCTTTCAGTGTCTTTGCCTCCCATTCTTTGACTAATAAATCCTTTACCTTTTTTAGCTTTTCTTTCAGCTCTTTTTGCAGAAATTTTAGCTGGTGAATCATCTTTTTTAGTTTTTGGTGGATTTTTAGCATTTAATAAATCAGCTGTTTTCTTTCTGTCTTTAATTACTTTAGTTGCTTTACCTTCTTCTTTTATAAACTTCTTTTCACCAACGGATTGTTTTTTCTTTCTTTTAGGTGGAAATGATGAAGGAGTTCCTCCAGGTTTTGCTGGATGTTCAACCATTAAGTGATCAATCCTTTGTTTTCTACCCATTTGAGCATGCTCTTTTCCGCTAGCTTTGTTTTTAGCAGGAGAATCTTTAGCTTCTTTAGCTTGTTTAGCATGATCTTCAATTAATTTTTTCTTTTGCTCTTCTAACTGAGATAGTAATTCATAATCAATACCACCTTGACCTTCAGAACCTTCTTTAGATTGTCTTACTCTTTTAATTCTTTTTTCTAAAGCTTTTAACTTTTTATCATGAGCTTTAATTGGCGATTTCATTTTAGCTGGACTTTCTGGTGCAGCTTCAATTTTCGCTTTTAAATGCTCTGGTAAATTATGTTGTTTTCCTACTAATTCTTTATCTAAAGGTGATTCATCTGCCATTTTTGCAGCAGAACCTTTTGCTCTCGCTTTTTGAGCAGCAGTTGGTCCTGAGCCAGCGCCTTTCATTTTTGCATTAGCTACTTTACCAGCAATTTTAGTTGCAGCTTCTTTTGACTTACCCTGATTCATTAGTTTACCTACTAAACTATCGAAGCTATTTAGTGGTGAACTAAAGTTTAGTGGACTTTTACCAAAAGGGTTTTTACTTTGTTTATATGCCATGATTATCCTCTTTTTGCACGTTGTGTTATTGGACCTGCTTCATAAGGCACAGCCCCTAATTTTAATTTCATACCTTTAGCACCTGAGCTACTGCCCATGCCATGTGGTCTTCCTGATTGATCTAGTGGTCCGTCCCATATATGAGTTTCTCCAACTATTCCAACAGAGTTTTTCTTTGATGCATGAGTGTGAGCTTTATCTTCTATCATGCGTAATGGTGAATTATATCTTTTCATATTTTTAGTTTAGTTATATAAGCTATTTATTCCAGTTGAATCAGGGTCAAACGGATTAGGTGGCATCATAGGGTTTAAATTATTTACACCGCCAAATTGTTCTGTTGGACTTATAAATCCTTTTTGAGCATTTGGATTAAATGGTTGTATCATATTCTCTGTACCATCATTAAAATCTGTGTTACCTGTTTCACCTGGTTGTATTTGTCGCTGACTTGTTAGTTGAGGCATTAATGGTTGAGTTACGTTAGAACTTGTTGTAAAAGCCGCGTTAGGATCTTGTCCTGGAGCAACACCTACATTTTGCATGTTTTCAGGTGTTACAGCTTCGTTAAAACTAGGAGTTGAACCACTACCTTTTCTTTTTTTAAGTTCTGCCATTAAAGCAGCGTATCTATCTCTTGATCTTGATAGTTTTCTACCTATTGCTCCTACAACAGATTGACCTGCTAAACCCATTTGTCCCATCATACCAGTTCCGCCAAACAACCTACTTAAAGCATTAGGTCTGTTATCAAAACCAAAACCACCTCTTCTTTTTTTAAGTTTTTTTCTTAATCTGTTAGCTTCAATCATTAATTGAGTAGTATTCATTGAACCAAAATCAGACATACTATCTTTGTTTATCTTTGTTTACATTATACATTGCTTGATACATAACTTTATCTGTATAACTATTACCAGCAACTATTTTATTTCTTCTTTCACTCATTGGTATATCATCTAAACCCAACATTATTCTATATATTCTGCTTATAAGTTGTTTACCTTTAAATGAAATTTGATATATATTATATTTTTGTGTAGTTCTATTTCTATATCTCCACACTTTAACCCAATCATTTTGTATTAATTTATTCCACCTACGATTATTCCAACTATAAGTATAAACACCAGCTTCAAAATCTTTTTTTGTAAATAAATCTATGCAGTCTAAGTATATAATTAATTCTAGCTCAGCATCAGTTAAGCCGTTGTTTTTACAAGCCCATTTGCGTATTATACGGTAATGTTTTAACAAGTTTAAATCTTTAAGATCTCTTGCTTCTAGCTTTTTCATAAAACAACGACCACGTTTTCTTGTTTTATTACGTGATAAGGTTCTTTATCTATTTCTATTTTATGCGCAGCTGCTTTGTCAAAATATATTAAATCTTTTTCTTTAACATGTTTAACGTCAAATCCTATTTTAACAACTTCAGCTTTTTGAAACCTAATATCTTCTCTTTGTTTTTCACTAAGTATTAAACCACCTTTTGTAGTTTTATTAGGTTTTTCTATTTTTTTTATTACTAAGTTATTACCTATTGCCCTCATGTAGTCTAATATTATTAATTACACAATCAGTTGACAATATAGTTGTTGCTACAGAAGCCGCGTTTATTAGCGCACTTTTTGTTACTAACAGAGGATCAATAATCCCACTGTCAATCATATTTACCATATTTCCTGTAACCACATCAATACCGTGACCTTCATCAGCTGGTATAGTATATTCTTTATATCCAGCATTGTCTAGTATAGTTTTAAATGGTGACAATATAGCTTTACTTAAAACTTTCTCTCCAGCATTACTCTCTTTTATATTTAAAGCTGCATTTAATAAAGCTATTCCACCACCTGGAACAATACCTTCTTTTATAGCGGCTCTAGTAGCACAGATAGCGTCTTCGACTCTATCACTTTTTTCTTTTAATTCTATTTCTGAATTAGCACCTACTTTGACAACGGCTACTTTAGCAGCTAATAACGCTAGTCTTTTTTCATACGCCATTTTTAAACCTGGAAGTTTTTCTTTTTCTTGCTTTAATTTTAAATCTTTAATTAAATCTTCAACTTCTAAAGGTATTTCATCAACTTGTATTATAGTATTGTCTTTAGTACTAGTTATTTTTTTAGCTTTACCTAAATGCTCGTGATGTATTAAATCCATATCATCACCTAAATCTTCATTTATAACTGTAGCGCCTGTCATTAATGCAATATCATTTAGTTTTTCTTTTTTAGTAAAACCATATGTTGGTGCATCTACAATACAAACTTTAATATTACCTTTCATTTTATTCATTGCTAATGCAGCTAACACTTGTGGTTCAACATCTGCAATAATAAATAAAGGTTTATTATTTTTTATAACATACTCTAAAACACCTTGTATTTTACGTATATTTTCTATTTTGGATTCAATTATTAATACTAAAGGGTTTTTTAACTCAGCTGTACCTTTTGTTTGATCTGTTACAAAGTGTAAACTTTTTAACGGTTGGTCATATTGCATACCATCTATAATCTTTACTGAGGATTCTAAGTCTTTAGATTCTTCCATTATTACCATACCTGTTTTACCTACATCTTTAAACGCTCCACCAATTAGTTTACCTAATTTTTGGTCGTTATTAGCAGATATAGTAGCAACTTGATCAATCATATTGCCTTCAACTGGTATACTAATTTTTTCTAAATAATTTACGACTTTTTTTACAGCTGAATTAATACCCTCTTTTAACTCTCTAGTATTAATATAAATATTTTTTTCTTCAGAAGCATGCTTTAATATAGCGTTTGCTAAAACTGTTGCAGTTGTTGTACCATCTCCTGCTTCTTCTACAGTTTTTCTAGCTGCTTCTTTTAATAATGTTGCTCCCATGTTTTCAACAGCATCGAATAATACTATTGAGTTAGCAACTGTTACACCATCTTTGGTGATTATTGGTTTTCCTTGATCATCTTCCAGGATAACACACTTGCCGCTAGCTCCTAATGTGGAGCTAACAGCTTTAGTGAGTTTTTCTATCCCTTTAAATATCTGATCTTTTGCATCTTGACCGAAGTTAAGATGTTTCACAAGTTTATCGGACATAATTTAATTGTATTTAATTTTATTTAAAGGTTTTCACGACTTTAGGACCATTTAAGAACTCTATTTTTTTAGCATAATGAGCAATTGATGAATCAATAGCTTGTTCTGCTCCTTCAAGAGTTTCTCTTCTGGTTACGTCGATCCAAGTATCTTCGTCTTTTGGACTCTGGTACTCGGTTTGGTAGAAACCATTTGCTAATTGAGTTATCCTCCAGTTTTTCTTATCTGCAAGATGTTTCCATAAGTTAACAGTTTCTTTGGTTAATTGTGGTTGACTATTCCACGTTCTAGTCGAATAATAAAACGTCATTTGGTTTAGGTTTTAATTGGTTAATAAAAATTGTTTTATGCTACTGAAGCCCAAACAATCGGCACATCGCCATCATTTACGATAGGCTTTGTTTGCTTAGCAATAAATGCAGCACCAGCTCCTGATGCATCACTTTGCTTAGCATAAGTGCTTGCTTGAGACGCAGGTGGAAAATCAGCTACCCACTCGCCATCAGCGCTTGGATATACTGGCAAGTTCCAAGGTTGCTGATACGCATTTAAAATCGCGTTCCAGAATCCTTTTTCTACGTTTGCTACAGAACTAGCAGAACCAGCTCCAAATCCTTTTCCAGCACCAGCTTCAGAAGTAATTACTAAAGTAGCAGCAGATTTGTAAGTTAAAGTTACTGTTGAAGCGTTACCGCCGTTTGCAACACCTTTTACTTTTACAACGTCTTCTACGTTGATTGGAGTAATAGCTCCACCAACTTTTAGGTTAATAAATTTTACCATTGTGTTATGTTTATATATTATGGTTTACTCTTCTATTGGATATATATCTACGGTAAACCAAATATTAGATATATATCTCTATATATTATTACTTATAATAAGTATATTTTACTTTATTTGACTTATTAAGCCATTTGATACTGTAACAGTAACTGAGCTTTTACCACTAGTTGCAGAAAAACTACCACTAGCACCACTTACAGATGCGTCACTACCATCAGCTCCATCAGCTCCAGCTGGACCTTGTGGACCAGTTGCTCCTTGTGGGCCAGTTGCTCCTTGTGGACCTGTAGCTCCAGTAGCTCCAGTATCACCTTTATCTCCTTTTGCTCCAGTAGATCCTGTATCTCCTTTAGATCCTTGTGAAGCTGCAGACGAAGAGTCTTTACCAAAAGCATCTTTTATAAATGCATGTAATTCTTCTACGTCTTGTCTTATGTCTTCTATTTGTTTTAATAAAAATCTATTTACTTGATATAATCCATCATCATTATATACTTCGCTAATATCTGTTAATCCAGCTAGATCATCAGATATTTCTTTGGACACAGTATATTCACCGTCTGAACCTTTAGCCGCGTTTTGACCTGAACTACCTTCTTTAAATAGTTTTTTACCTCTTATGTTATCGTTTATATTTGCCATTATAAGTTATAATCATCTAATTCTATCATTATTGTAACTGAAGCACCTCTCCATCTCATAGCGGTATTACTTTTACTAAATTGAAAACCAAGTCTATCACCTTTAGAAAAATCAACATCTGGTGTGTATTCTATATAACTACCATCATTGTTTCCATCATTAGCGCTTAATTCACTTGATGTAGCAGCTGTACTACCATTTTTAATAACTCTTAATTGAGTTGTATAAGTATTTAAAGATACTGCTGAGCCACTAGTATGCATCATCATTATACTTACAACTCTACCAGCTTGTGGACATGCAAAAGTTCTATAATATTGACTTGATGTTCCTTCTGTTATAGAACCTGCTAAAGGAATATAATAATAAGATGTACTAGCGTTATTTTCATCAAAACCAGAAACTAATGTATGGGATAATAAAGCTGTATCACCATCATTTTGAATCGTTGCACGAACAACTCCGTTTGTTGCAAACTTTAAACCAAAATATCCTGATAAAACAATACCACCATCTGTAGCATTACCTGCGTTACTTATACCGTAATGAGCTATTGTATTGCTATTATGTGTAAAACTATCACCTACGTTAAATCCTATTCTTTTACCACCACCATTTGATATTGTTTCAATAATATCACCATCAGTACCAGCTCCATCACTTAGTGTTTCCCATCTTTCAGTGTTGTTGTAATATAATGAAACTTTACCATTACCAACACAGCCTATAGCAGTTTCACTACCTTGTACTTCTATATTAACATTATCAGCTGCTGATATAACTAAATCATCATTAGTATCTGTTATAAATGATCTACTACCATCACTATATATTTCCAGATTACTACTATCACCAAAAATAGCTTTTGAATTAGTGTCAAAAGTTGCGCCAGAAGTAAATCTAGCTGATGTTCCAAATCTTGAGCCTGCACTTGATATGTCTATATGGGTTGTTCCTCCTGCATCAAAATCAATAGTGTTTGTACCAAAAGATATTTTAGTATCACTATCACCATGATGATATATATCGTCTGTCACACCTAAACCTGAGCTAGTAACACGTATTTTTACATCTCCTCCAGAAGTAAAACCTAAAACATCAGCACCATCTTGAAACATACCAGTGTTTGAATCTCCAGTAAAAGTATATGATGGAGCTGATTTAGTACCAGTAGAAGCTAAATAAACTCCTCCACATGTTAAATTTATATTATCAAAAGTTAAGTCTGGATCAGATGTTATACTAGAACCACCGTTCCAAAATGCTACTCTACCTGCTGTACCTGATCCTGTAACTGTACCAGTTGAAGGAGTTATCCAATCAACACCATTACCAGTACCAAGAGAAGATAATACTTGACCAGCAGTTCCTGTGTTTCCATTTATATCTATTAAATCAGCATCTAATTCAATATCTTGATGAAATTTAAATTTATCTCTAAATAATTCTGCTGTAGTAGTAGTTGTGCTATTACTAAGGTTTTTATATTTAAAAGGCAAGCTTCCATCAGTTCCATTTTTATGTTTAGTAATGGCTGTAAGAGTATCTGGAAAAATAAGCCCTGTATCGTCCATTTGAATAGTTGTACTTGCATCACTTGAAAACGAAAAACCACTTGATGTTACAAATAAAGTACTACGGTTAGTTCCTCCGCTAGCTCCTTGACATCTTATTCTTACATCACTTTGCGCTTCGTTTTGTATATAAAAAGTACCAGTTTTTGGACCTGATATATATTTACCTGTATCAGTTCCAGCTGAATCATAATATATTTCTATATCTGGACCACTACTATCGCCAAATGTTAATTTAGTATCATCTGGTATGTGTACGTCTGTTAGTAGATTGACATTAGCCATACTTAATTATATTTAATTTATTTATTAATTATTTCCTGCGTGAGATACAACTGCGTAATATTTATCGTTTGCAACAGAACCTTTAAATTTAATTTCTATAAGAGCAGCTGTTGATCTTGCTACACTAGGATATACTGTACTATATGCTGGAGTACTTGAACTTGGATCATTATCTGCTATTTGCATAACTTCTACTTGACATTGTCTAGAGTTTGTTGCTGTTCCAAATAATGTAGCTGTTGTTAAAGTAAATGTTGTATAACCACCAGCTTCAGCTCTTGCTACACCTGAATCGTTACCATCTAAATTACCTGACCAAGCACCTGTTGAACCGCTTGTTTGAGAAACTGTAGCAGTACCACTTGAATAACTTACATCAATACCAGTTCCACCAGCGACTATAACCGCACCTTTTTGTGCTGCTGCAGAATCTGCAACACTAACTGTTGCTGTACCCGAAGAGTAACTTACACTTATTGGATTAGTACCTGCTACAATTACAGCACCTTTTGCACTAGCTGTACCTTGATCAACATTAAATGTTATAGTTTCATTACCTGATTGATTTAAGGTAAAATCACCACCACCAGATATAAAGTTTCCAGCAGCTAACGTAATAGTTGCATTACTTACTGTAGGATGAGAACCAGTTGTTAAATTAAGGTCAGATATTACGTCTGCCCAAGTTATTTGTTTACCTTGATCTTTACCAGTTTCAGCAGTATCTAATATAACAACAGCATCACTAGTAGCTAGTGTGTCACCCATTGCGTTTAACTCAGATAAATCAACATCTAAAGTAAAAGTACCTGCACCAGTTATAGGATTTGTTCCTGTAGTGTCCATTAAATAACCATCTGTAATACCTACAGAAGTTACTGTACCTGTATTAGTTGTTGCAGAAGTAGCAATTGTAAATCCAGTAGCACTTGTTCTT